TTTAGAATAGGTGCTTTTAAACGAAATGCTGACTTTTGTGTTTACAACCCTTTTAATATTCAGCTTTCTGATGAACCTTTACAATTAAGCGAAATTACCTTAGAAAATAATTCGTTTTTAGAAAAAGTAAAATCTTATACTTGGTCGTGTAATTGCAAATTCTTTTTTATTATTAATATAAACAACGTTATAATCGGAAACACACAAAACAATGAAGCGTTTTTAAGCCATAATTTGTCAAAAGAAGTTTTTCAAGAATATCTAAATGCTTTTAAAAATTAACTATATTTGTAAAAAAATAAGTATGTCAAAAGAAACAAAAAATAAAATATCTGATTTAATACCAGACGACCGTAATTTTAATGTGGGGAGTGAATTCGGCAACAGCTTAATCGAAAAGTCTTTGCGAAAGTTCGGAGCGGGCAGGTCTATTTTAATTGATAAAAACAATAAGATTATCGCAGGTAATAAAACAGTTGAAAATTCAGCAGCTATTGGACTTGAGGACGTTCTTATAGTCGAAAGCGATGGAACTAAACTAATCGCAGTCAAGCGAACCGATATTGATTTAAACACAAAGAGAGGGCGTGAAATGGCTCTTGCTGATAATGCAAGTGCTAAGGCAAACATAACGTGGGACTTTGAAAATATAAATATTGAGTTTGACACTCAGGAATGTAAGGATTGGGGAGTTATTGATTTTACAGAAGCAGCAGAACCTGAAAGCGAACCCGAAAGCGAACCAGAAACAAAAGAAAGCTATAATTTTATTATCGAATGCAGTAATAAAGAAGAGTTTGAGAGTTTGCAAACAAAATTAAATACAGGTACAAAAAAATTAAGTTATAAAGAATTTTTACTTAAAGCAGCGATTTAAGTGTAAAAATATTACACTGTTTAATAAAAAAATATAAAAAATTTGTTTTATATAAAAAAAATATATATTTTTACTTTTTTTTAAAATAAAATGGAACAAAAAACATTAAAAACTCTCAGTTTGCGAATTAAAAGAGAGTTTCTTCACCAAATTGCAAATGGTGAGAAAAGGGAAGAGTTAAGAACCGTTTGCGAGCATTATTATCCGATGTTTGTCGAAAAAGATGACAAAGGTCAATTACAATACAAACATTACGATATAATCCACCTTTACGTGGGTAATAATAAAAATTCAGAATATTTAAAAGCTAAAATTATAAAAATTGGAGCTTTTGAATATAAATATAAAATCCCAAAAGGTAGAGTTAAGGGCGATAGGGATTTTTTCATCGAAATCGGTGAAATAATAGAAAAAAATTTTTAAAATTTTTTTTTTTACACTAATATTTAGTGTTTTTTTTAGTATATTTGTAAAATTATTAACTTAAATTTTAATAAAATGGCAGAAACAGGTTTAGGAAGTCCAGGAGCAAGATTAAGGTTGCCGCCTTTAGCACCGGCTCGTTAATCTATTACAGAGCGGATACCAAGTATTCGCTCTGTTTTTATTGAAAAATAAAAATGACAGGGAAAACAAACGAAATATTAAAAAATCTTAAACAACTTACCAGCTCAGTAATTTTATTTCATTCAGCAACTGGTAAGGATAGTATTGTTTTGTTGGATTTGTTAATAAAAAGAGGCTTTAAAGTTCAACCAGTTTTTATGTATTTGGTTAAGGGGCTTAGTTTTATTGAAAATTATATAACTTATGCGGAAAAAAAATACAATGTTAAATTTATTCAAGTGCCACATTACGCACTTTCTGCTTATATAAAAAATGGCACATTTGGAATTAAAAAAGACCCAAAACAAAAAATATTTAAACTTTCAGAAATAAACGACAGTGTTTGTCGCCAATTCAAAATTAAGTGGACTGTTACAGGCTTTAAAAAATTTGACAGCATGGAACGTAGGATTATGTTAAATGAATTAAAAGATAGCATTCAATATAAAACTTGTAAATGTTACCCTTTGGCTGATTGGACTAATAAAGAATGTTTATCTTATATAGAAAACAACAGACTTATAAGACCTATTTTAATGGGCAAAACAAATCAGAGAAGTACGGATATGCCACTAAATGATGATAATTTTTTAATTGACCTTAATAAACGATACCCGCAGGATATGAAAAAAATTATTACAATATTTCCAGAGGTAGAGGCATTATTATATTTAGCATATGAAAATGAAAAAGAAATATAATGAAAGTGAAACGGTTGTAATTGACCGTTATAAAATAAAGTTCGCAGCCTACAACCCTCGAACCGAATCACCAGAAGTTGTAGCTGAATTAAAGCGAAACTTTAAACGTGTCGGATTTTTAGGTGGGATAGTTTGGAATGAAATAACAGGCAACTTGATTTCAGGACATAAAAGAATGTCAGGATTAGATGTTATTAATGGTTATAAAGGCACTAAAGAAACAAGTTATAAGGTTAAAGTTGAAAAAGTTAAACTTGACTTAAAAACCGAAAAAGAACAAAATATATTTATGAACTCGGCAGACGCTCAAGCCAAGTTTGATAACTTTAAACTTGCCGACCTTTTAAATGATATAGATATATCTAATACAGGATTAAGTAGTGAAACATTAGAAATGATTTCATTTGAAGTGCCTGATTTCAATTATGGAGACAATACCGAAGCGAAAGAGGATTTTAAAAAATTATCCGATAGAGGACTTTCAGAAGAAGAACTTAAAGAAGCAAGGCGTAAAACAAGAGAAGCACGACAAGAAATACAAAATAAAAAAATAAATGAGTTTCATAAGCCTTATTTAATAGTTACTTTTAAAAATATAGAAGAAAAAATATATGTTTGCGAAGTTTTAGGCATACACCCAGAAGAGACCAAAATATCTGGTATAACAGCATTTAAAGACATTCTTTAAAGATTATGAAAACAAAAAAAGTTGTTAAAACAAAGGCGAAAAAGAACAAACCACACATACCTATTGACTGGAAGCAAGTTGAAAACCTCTTAATGGCTGGTTGTTTAGGCACAGAAGTCGCAGCAGCATTAGGAATACACCCAGATACTTTATATTTAAGAGTTGTATCAGAATTAAAATACGAATCATTTACGGCTTATTCGGCTGAATTTAAACAAAAGGGGGACAGCCTTTTAAAAGCTAAGCAATTTGAAAGTGCAATTAAAGATAAAAATATTCCGATGCAGATTTGGCTCGGCAAACAAAGGCTCGGGCAAAAAGACAAAACAGATTTAGAAGTTAATAGCGTTTCTAAAGTTCACATCGAAGTTCCTAAAAAACCCGATAATGACAATAACGTTTGACCCTTATTTTTTTACAAATGTATTTTACAAAATTTGGCAGTGCGATAAACGTTTTTGCATTAGTTACGGAGGAGCAGGCTCGGGCAAGTCATACGCGCAGGCACAAAAAGAAGTTATAAAATTAGTAAACGACAACAATAAGCACGATACATTGGTGGTAATGAAGACAGCCGCTACAATGTATGACACCGTTTATAATCAGTTAAAAACAGTTATTAGCAGCTTTTGTATAGAAGATAAATTTAAATTTTCTTATTCAAACGACAAAAGAGAAATTAAATTCTTACCGACTGGGGCAAGGTTTATATTTAAGGGATTAGATGACAGCGAAAAAATAAAGTCAATAGTAAATGTAAGGCGAGTATGGGGCGAAGAGGCAAGCTCCTTTGAGCGTAAGGACTTTATGGAACTAAACAGACGTGTAAGGGGTGTTTCTAATATTCAATTTTCTTATACATTCAACCCAGTCAGTCCTAAGTTGGCTATTAAGCAGCTATATATGGATACAAAGCTTAGCAATTGCGACATATTCAAATCGACGTATAGAGACAATCATTTTTTAGATGCTGAATATATTGCAGAATTACAAAGGCTTCATTTATTTGACCCTGACCAGGCAAGAATTTATGCAGAAGGTGAGTTTGGGATTGACAGGACAGGTTTTGAATATCATTCTCAGTTCAGATACGAAATACATACAAAAGAAAATATTAACTTTATTCCTGAGTTGCCAGTCTTTATATCATTTGACCAAAATGTTATCCCATATATTACAATGCTTTGTTTTCAAGTTATTAAAATAGAAAACAAATATCAAATACGATTATTTGATGAGTTATGTTTAAAAAACCCAAAAAACACAACTGAAGCATTATGTAAGGAATTTGAGTTAAAATATGGCAGTCATTTAACAAGCGGAGGTTTATATTATTACGGTGATGCTTCAGGCAGGCATAGAGATACACGAGGTATTGAAAATGATTATACTATTGTAGAAAGGGTTTTAAAGAAATATTTAAACAATAATTCAAACAGAGTACCACGAAGCAACCCGCCGCACAATAAGAGGCGACCCTTTATTAATAGGTTATTAGCTGGAATGTACCCTTTAGAATTGGTTATAAATAGAAAGTGTGTAAATGTAATTGAAGACTTAGAAACAGTAAAAGAAGCAGCAGACGGCACAATGCTAAAAGAAAAAACAAGAGAAAGCGGTGTAAGTTTCGAGAGCGTTGGTCATACATCTGATGCCTTGCATTATTTTTTGTGTTCGCATTTTAAAAATTATTATGAAAGTACCAAATAAATAAAAATGTTTTATATTTGTAAAAAATAAAATTATGAAATTAGAAAATACAGCCGAAAGAATTACAAAATTATGCGATGTCGTGCAGAACAATAAGAAGCACCAACATTATGCAAGAGTAGTTTCACTAGCAGATACTTATAAAACTTTCATAACAGGACAAGGGCTTGATGAAAAACTAAGGCGTTTACATACAAGAGAAAGTTTAGACCAGTTCCAAAATAGAATAAAAATAACTAACCACGTTGTAACTGCAATTACTTCAACACTTGCTTCACCGTCGCAGAAAATAGCACGTTCAACAGGCATAACAAAAATTTATGAAACACCAAACAAAGATAAATTTGATGAGGTTATGAGTAATTTTTATGCTGACCACGATATTGAATACTATATGACAAATAAAGTCATACCGAAGTATTACATCGATCCTAACAGTTGGCAAATTATTGAACATACGGGCACAGATGGAAGCAAATTAACACAACCTTATCCGTTTGAAGTGTCTTCAAAAGAGGCAGTTTATTTTGAAAAAACTAATAATAAATTAGATTTTATTATTGTTAAAAATGAAAAAACAATATCGATACCTACAAGCCAGATACTAACGGCACAATTACCAGAGGGTGCGAGCATTGAATATTCAGATAGTTACGAGCAGAAAACACAATACATTTATACGTTTTATGACCATTTTCAGGCAATAAAACTTGTTCAGGTATTTGATGTAAAAATTCAAAAAGATTTACAGTACTTAGAAATAGACGGCAATACATATATAAGATTAGGCGGCAATGTTTATTTACTTGAATTACCCGAACCTTACAACCTATCGCAAGTGCCTGCATTTGTCAATGGCTACAAGTTAGATGAAGTTACTAATGGCGAAACTTATGTCAATGTATGGCACGAATGCCTCCCATTGTTAGAGAAGTTAGTTAATGCAAACAGCGAATTAGATATTAGTAGTGTTTTACACGTCTTTCCACAAAAACTTACTTACTTACCACGTTGTAATTATGAAAGTTGTAATGGTGGATATTTAGCTGATAATTCAATTTGTCCGCAGTGTAAAGGGACAGGAGTTCAAAATATAGCTACAAGCGGACAAGATGCCATTACATTAGCAATGCCGACAAACAAAGAAGACTTATTCAACTTGCAAGAATTAGTAACTTATGTTACTTCAATGCCTATCGATTTAATAAAATGGCAAGCGGAATATATCGACAAAGTTACTGAATACTGTAAAAGAATAGCATTTAATTCTGATGTTTATTCTTATGCTGAAATTGCAAAGACGGCAACTGGTGAAAACATATCAATGCAAGCGATATACGACACTTTATACCCTATGGCTATTGCATGGGTAGATATGTGGTATAATTTCATTCAAACGTGTGCAGAGCTTACAGATATGTATAATGATAACTTTATTATTACTATTAACGTTTCTAAAGATTTCAAACTTGAAACAAAGGAACAGTTAATCGGAATGCTTAAAGCATTAAGAGACAGTAAAGCAAGCCCCGCAGCTATTTCAGAGATACAAAAAAGAATTATAAGCGTTATATTACAAGATGACAATGCAGCTTTGCAGAAGTATGAAGTAAAAGAACATTTTTTTCCTTTTTCTGATAAAACAGAAGAGGAGATAAGATTAATTACTTCCAGCCTTCCAATGACTAATGAAGAGAAAATATTATGGATGTTTTACGGCACTATTTGGGACAATTTAGAAATTAAATATCCGGACATTTATAATTTTGACTTCAAAAAAATTAAAGAGTTGCTAAATGAACAAATTAATGAGTATAAAACAAAATTAACTGTTACAACTCCACAAATTGATTTAACTTAAAATATTATGCCATTACCTGAGAAACTAAGCAAAGTTTTAAAAAAATACGATAATTATATAAATAGTACCATATCTGACTTTGATAAACAAATAATCAAAATGGAAGCTGAGCTTTACAACTCCATTGTTTCTGATTATTTATCAAAATTCAGGTATGATGCTAATGGCTTATTAATCGAAAACAATTATAATTATACTATTCTGAATGAGCTAAATTCGTTTATGGACGACTTTTATTATAATTTTCAAGAAAGCGAGTTTAAAGATTTGGCAAAAAGTTTTTTAAATTCAGTTACTTACTCAACTGAATATTACAAAGCAATGGGCATAAGTAACGATACTTTAGGCAGGATTACAAACAAATTAACTTACTTAAATGCACGTATCGGGATAGATTTACAGGGCAATATAATTAAAAGTGGTTACTTATTTAATTTAGCACAAACGCCGCAGGCAAGGCAGGGTTTAAGCCAGATTATAATTGAAAATATATCTAAAAAAGAACGTACAACTGAATTTTACAAGTCAGTTAAAGACTATATAAAAGGCAATAAAGATGTAGATGGAGCTTTAACAAGATATCTAAGGCAATACGTACACGATACAACTTGGCAGATTTCAAGAGCAATTGATAAGAATTTCGCAGAGGAGTTAAATTTCAATTATGCTTATTACGTAGGCACTGAAATAGACAAGACAAGGGATTTTTGTTCTGAGCGTATCGAATTATTGTTCACACGTGAACAAATAAAAGAATGGGAAAATGAAAGCTGGGCGGGCAAAATTGAGGGTGGCGATATATTTATAGATTTGGGTGGTTATAACTGCCGTCATAGGCTCGGGTGGGTCAGTGATGACATTGCAAAACAAGACATTGAAAAACAAAAAACAAAAAAATGATTTCAGTTATAATGCCAGTAAGGCTTACTTCTTATAAAACTCAAGCTAAAGAACCAATTGAAAAGTTTAAACGTGCCGTTTTATCGGTATTAAATCAAACGTACAAAGATTTTGAATTACTGATTATTTCAGATGGCTGTAATATTGTTGAGCAAAACAAAATCGACCACGACCATATAAAGTATTTCAGAATTGAACACTCAGGACAAGGCGAGGCGCGAAATAAAGGAATACAAGAGGCTAAAGGCGAAATTATAACTTACTTAGATGCTGACGACTGTTATGGTAAAAATCATTTGAAAGTCATAAATAAAGAGTTTACAGAAAATTTAGATTGGGTATATTTTAATGATTGGATTTTAAAAAATAACACTAACTTTGAAGAGCGATTCATAAATATTAGGAATGCAGGACAATGTGGCACTTCTAACATTGCACATAAAAATATCGGAGTTAAATGGCTTAAAAACACAAGGTACGGTTACGATGACTATTTTTTTATAAAAAGTTTAATGCAAAAGTCAGGGAAAAACAAAAGAATTATAACACCATTTTATTACGTAATGCACATTCCTAATAAATACGATATATGAAAATTAATATTATTACTCACTTTAATGGTGTCGGCTTAGAGCAGGACGCTAATATAATTAAAAGCATATTAGAGAGCAAAGGGCATATATGTAATTTTGTAGAATATAAACAAAATAAATGCACGCTTGCAGATAAAAATATATTTTTAGAGTTAATTAGAACCGACTTTTTCAAGTTTGCAAAAGAAAACATATTAATTCCTAATCCTGAATGGTTTTTCAGTGAATGGTTTTCAAAACTTAAAGATGTTAAAATACTTTGCAAAACTTATGATGCTTTAAATATCTTTAGCAAAATAAGCGATAACGTTCATTATATCGGATTTACAAGTCAAGATTGTTTTTTGTCTGATGTTAAAAAAGAAGACAGGTTTATACATATTGCAGGCAAGTCAAGTCATAAGAATACTGATGTAATTATAAAGGCTTGGCAAAGTGGCAAAATAAAAGATAAATTGATATTAATAAAACAAGACTACAAAGGCATTAACAACAATATTATACATTGCAGCAGAATGCCAAGAGAGGACTTATTAATATTAATGAACGCTTGTCAATATCACTTATGCCCTTCTGAATACGAAGGCTTCGGGCATTACATTAACGAGGCACGAAGCACAGGAGCATTAATTATAAGCACCGATGCAGCACCTATGAATGAGCTTGTAAAGAATGGCATATTAATTAAGCCAGACAGATTTTACAAGCATCATAGCGGCACAATGGCGAAAATTGATAATATTGACAAAATAATCGAAGCGACTGAAAAAGTTAAATTGTTATCGGAAAAAGAAAGCACAAAGACAAGACAAGATTATTTAACAGAAAAACAAAATTTCATTAACAACCTAATAAAACACTTCTAAATTATGAAAGTAAAATTAATCACATTAACAACTCCTGAAATTCAGGAATATGCTAATATTACTAATGAAAACAAAAATAAATATTGCATAAAAAACAATATAGAGTTCAAGCATTATCCTGACAAATTAGATGCAAGACCGCCCTCAATGTCTAAAATAATGGCAATATTTAAGAACTTGCATAGTTGCGATTACGTTGTTTGGCTTGATGCCGATGCTGTTATAACCGATATGAATTTTGATATTAAAAACGAACTCAAAAAACTTCCAGCAGATAAACATTTTTTCTTTGCTAAAGATTGGAACGGCATAAATGCGGGTGTTATAGTTGTTAGAGCAAGTATTGAAAGCAAGTTGTATCTGATTGAAATAATGCAAATGCTGCACGATTATATCGACCATCCCTGGTGGGAACAGGGAGCAATTCACGAACTATACAAGACAAATAAAGGATTTGCAGATATGGTTGGCGAATTAGATAAATCAATTTGGAATTGCTACACTAACGAAGGCGGTGCAAAATTCATACTTCACTTGGCAAGTATATCACATAAAGAGAGAGTAAGAGTTTTTAACGAGCCAGAAACTTGGAGTAAAATATAATGAAATATATTTTTGGCAATAACCCGCTTCTAACTATTGATTTTGTAAAGTCTTTGAAAATTAAAGAAACTGACACGATAATAATTTGCAACCCTTATAATTATGGTTTTGGTTATAAAATTTTTAAGTGGATTTGCTCAAATATTAAAGTAAAAGAAAAAATTTGTTTTATTCGTAATTTTACAACCCAACTAAATAACACTAAAGATAAAACTAAGTTAATTAACGATATTAAAATACTGAATTTTGATAAGATTTATTTTGTATTAGACAACTTTCACGATTTAACAATTCAAGATGCCTCTTTAATTTCAAACGAAATAAGAGTTGAAATGAGTAGGAATAGACATTATATAGGCAACTTATACCCATCGACTGGATATGTGGCAGCAGATATATATAAAGAAGCTATTTGTATCGGATTTCAAGCAGATGGCAATCATAGTGGCAATATATTTCACGGTTTCGAGTGGGAGTGGAAGCAATTAGAAAGTAGAATTATTAAAATTCCTGAATTATGAATATAGTAGTCATACCTTGCTTTGACCGACCTGAATTTTTGCAGGTAACTTTAGAGCTTATAACTAAAGCGGACAACTACAAAGATTATTTGTATTTATTTCAATGCGATTACGGTTTTGATTTAAAAAACCTCGAAGTAATTGATAATTTTGATGCTATTAAAGTAATTAACAGAACTAAGTTTACAGGCTACAGAGAGGGCAAACAAAGTTATAACGTTTTAAGCGGATTAATTACGGCAGCACAACACACAAAAGAATTAGTTTTCTTAATTGAGGATGATGTTTTTATTGGAAAAGATTATTTTACATTTCACGAAGACCTGCATAAAATAGAAAAAGACATATTTTGCTCTATTTTAGCTAAAAATCATAATATGTCAAATGATTACGAAACATTAAATAAAGAAAATTACTATTATTTAAGCTCCGAAAATCATTATCAAGGCATAGGCACAACTTTTAAAAAAGACATAATCAAAAAATACATTCAGAAACATTTTAACATTGAATATTTTAAAAATGTTACTCTATATTGCAAAAAGAACTTTAAAGGTTTAGGCAACTGGGGAATGGAGCAAGATGGATTAATACGAAGAATATTGACAGTATCAGAATTAAAAACTGCATTTGCTCACGTTCCGCGTTGTTATCACGCCGGTTGGTATTCATATCACAGGGGCAAGAAGTTGAAAATGACTTTTGATAAAAAGGTAAACGAAATTAAAAATATAGCCTTTAATAAAGAAAAAATGAGGCAAATTAACAATTACTTCGAGCATTATATTAATGATAGCGAACCTTGCAATTTGATTACAAAACACACTGAATTAAAAGAATACACAAAAAAGTTATCAACAATTTAGTTTAATTTTTTATTTTATTTGTATTTTTGTTAAAAATTAATTAAAGATGCCAAAACAAAATAAGTTTCAAATTGATATGCCGACAATGTATAAGGCTGATTTGTTTGAAAAATTATTAATAGGCTGGGTCATCGGACAAAGGTCAGCATTACAGGGAGTATCAGAGAGAGAGAGTGTAAAGAATTTTTTAAACCATTTTAACCTAAATGAAGACGACATTAATTATGAAACTGTTTTACAAAAATACTGGCGACTTAAAAGTGTATTATACGAAGCAATAGAAAACAAATAAAAACATAAAAACAAGTTATGAAAGTAATAAAAAATATAAAGGGTGTTGATTATATCATGAACATTCCTGACCACCGATGGGTGGAGATGCAAAAAAGTGGATTAACTAAAGATATGAGACCCGCCGATGCAGATGCCGTTACAACTAATCTACATATTAATCAAGATGTAAACAATGAAATTCAAGACCTTTTAAAAAAAAACAAGGAAAAGTTGGCATTAAAAGAGGTTGCGATTGTGAAAAAGGTTGAAACAAAACAACCAGAACCAGAACCAACTCCTGAACCAATACTTAAAACCGAAACAGCAAAAGAAGTAAAGAAAGTTGTTAAAAAAACAACAAAAAAACCAGCTCCAAAAAAAAGGAAGTTAAAAAATGATAGTAAAGAATAAAAAAACAGGCATTGAATACGAAATAAGCCTATCAGATTACGATAAAGCAAAAGAAACAGGCAAGGCTAATAAGTTTGTTATCATCGACAATTCAGATGTAAAGAAAACAGCCGAAAAAGTAACTGAAATTAAGTCTTTCAAAGAAGTAGATGCCGAACTTAAAGAATTGATTAATAAAAATAAAGCTAAAAAAGAAGTTAAAAAAAATACTAAAAAATAATTTATGGAAAAGTTAAATAAAGCGTTGTTGTACGCTTTGACAAAAGCAGTTGGAAAAACTGATGACGAGATTTTAAACCTCGTACAAACAAAGAATGAAAGCGACGAACTTACTTTAAAAGATAATGCCGATGAGTTACTACTGAATATTATTACCGATAAACTGAAAGCGGTAAAAGGTAATCCCGACGAAGTATGGGATAAGGCTTGGAGAAAAGCACAAAAAGAAACTTTAGATAAAGCCGAAAAACTTTTAAAAGAAGCCGCAGGCATTGATTTGGACGGCGAAACTTTTGACGAAAAAGTAAGGAAGTTTGTGGATATTACAAACCAAAAAGCAAGCAAAAATAAAGGTGCTATCAATGATGATGACGTTAAAAAACACCCATTATTTTTATCTTTAGAACAAAAGGCTACAAAATTTGACGAAGTTTTAAAAGAAAAAGAAAATATTAAAGCTGAATTTGATAGTTTTAAAAACAATATTATAAGAGAAAGCAAAATCAGTAAAGTAAACTCTATTATTGAAACCGAAATTGAAAGATTAAATTTAAATCTTGATAAAGACCCCGTAAGGCGTAAAAATCAAGTTAAATTAATTGCTAAAGAAGTTGTCAATATTGCCGACGACTGGGAAGAGAGCGAAAACAATTTCTTTGCTATTAAAGGTGGCAAAAGAATAGAGAATGCTCAATTTACACCCAAAACCGTAGCAGATTTAACAAAAGAAATAAGTCTGCAATATTTTCAACCCCTTGCACAAACTCCTAAAGGAGCAGCAGGCAACGAAACAACTACTACTACTTATAACGTTGCATCGATGGATGAAAGGAATAAACTTCTAAAAGAAGTTGAAACACAATTTGAAATCGGCAATATAACGCGAGCCGAAGCAGACAAAAAAATGATTGATATTAATAAATCATTTAAGCAATAAATAAAATCCGTTTGCAGCTTTGGGTTATTAAAGCTGATGCGGAGTTGCGGAATACTCTTTTAAAATCCGATGTTTTAAAATTATTATTAATTTAAAATTAAAGGAGATTAAAAAATGAGTACAGTAGCAGGCAGTTTTGAAGAAACAAAATTGCAAAACCTTAGACTGAAAGCAGCCGAATATATGGCTGACGGTCGTGTCAATTTACAATACATACCTCGTATAGATGCAATTGACAGTTTAATGCGGGTTAACACCGCCAAATTTATTAATTGGAAAAAAGCAAAAGATGGAAGCGATAAAAAACATATCGTTGAACTCGAATGGGTAAATGCTTGTGAAGTTACAACCGGAGACAATGTAGCCTGCGACCCTTGCAGTGTAAAACTTTCAACTAATATTCAAGAGTACGAGCTAACTCGTGAAAAATGTACAGGTTTCAAAGTATCGCACTTAGATATGATTGACAACGACTTTGAAGTTTCTGACTTAGAAGTAAAGGGCTATCTTGCATCGCATAAAGTACTTGCCGAAGCGTTTGTTGAACATTATATTGACTTCCTTAACGCAAATCAAGGCGTTAATACAATGGGAACAAAAGGAAAAGGAGTTGTAACAGGAGTTGACACTTTTATCAAACCTCAATACTGGGATGCTGGATTATTTTCTTATATTGCACGTGTTGCCAAAATGAACCAATTTGGCGGAGCAGTAATGTTAAGTGGCTCATTACTTTACGAGGCTTATATGCAAGCTAAATTTAATGAAGCTAATGCAGACGGTAAAGGAGCAGCAGCAATGTTTAACGCTTTGCCAATGTATTTTGACGAATACAATGTTGATACCGTTAACGACCCAACACTAAAGGCTTATTTGATTAATACTGGCTCAATTACTCACGCCTCAGTAGTATATCATACGCCCACACCTAAAATTAGCGGAAAATATCGTTACTTTAGTGAAAACAATCGTTATATTCCCGGCATTAAACACGATGTAATTATTACAGAAGAATGCGAAGGTGATATGATTTTAAGAGACTATAAATTTATAAACCGTAGTCAAATGTTTCTTAATCCTACTGGCTGCAATGGAACTAATACAGGCATATTATCGTTTGTATGCGGTTAATATAAGTTAACCTGAAAATTAAAAGACTACTTGAATTTGTTTTCTGGTAGTCTTTTTTTTAATATTAGCAAATAAAAATAAAATTTAAAATAAATTGCACAAAAATTAAAATTATGAGCGATACAACAAAAATAGATTTAAGTTGCTATGAAGATATTATAGGCTTATCCCGTACGGCTTGCAATTGTGTTCAGTATGCCGACAACCCTGGCGTTAATTCTTTATCTGATTTATATTTAGATGAAACAGAAGGTATTGAATTAAAAAAATTACATAGTTTAGAAAATTGCGAAAAAGGCGGCTTATGGGAAATTATGTATAATGCAAGGGAAAACGCTATAAAGACTGTGATATATGATACAAATGCAAAATTATTAACATTAAACAAACTTAAAAGACAACCGTTTAAAGGTATTATCGGAAGGGCGGGTTGGAAAAAAAATGTTACATTAAATAAAACTTATGCCGGCAACCGTTATTTTATGGCTGATATTGTTGGCGGTTATTGGAGAATTACTCAAATTAATACAGTTTTTTCAAATACAGGTGTGATTCATTTAAATATTTATAACAACTTAAATGAGGTTTGCAGAAGTTTTGATTTGCTTACTCAAGCAAATGCTTTGAAAGTTAATTCTATACCTACTTTAGATTTACCTATGCACTCACCTTATGTCGATAATCTAATTTATTATTTTGTTTATACAAGCGATGCAAACAATTTGCCGAAGCAATTAGATTTTAGTTGTGGTTGTGATTCGATGACTAAATGGGTATATGATTGCACAAACCCTCAGTTTATTTCACAAACAACAAAGGCGGGTGGATGGTCGCAGTTTACAATGGCTGCAAACTGGCAAGGTGATAAATTAGAGTTTTCAGATGTCGATTGTGTTGGTGTGTGTAATTGTAATAATGGGCTTTTGATTAATTGTGAATTTGGTTGCAAAGTCAATGAAGTTGTTTGTCAGGACACTTTAGATTTTGAAAACAACCCGCTTGCTGGGGCAATAGCATTAGCAGTTCAATTTAAAGCTGCTGAATATTTGTCGAAACAATTACTAAGCAGCACTAATATTAACCGTTATACGATGTTAGACGGCGAAATGTTAGCAAGTTTCATTAATAATTATATCAAAAAATATAACAGTTATATAGATTATATTATCGCCAACGTAAATATAAGAATGACCGACTGCTTAGAATGTAAAGATATAATTCAAATGACAAAACAAGGCATATTTGCATAATGGACGTTCAACAGAAAATACAGTCAATTCAAGCTGCTATTGATACCATATATCAAAAGTTTAGCGATATCGCCTTAAGGCGGGCTGCTATTACAATGAGAAATTCTATCGAAAAAAGGGTACACGAAAAAAGCAAAAGAGCAGATGGAGACACATTTGGTGAATATTCAAAAAACAAACTCCCAGTATACTTTTTTGAAAATATGGGAAGCAGAAAAGTTAATTTTACTAAAGAAGAGAAAAAAACAGGCGTTAGTTATGCAGATTTCAGAAAAAAGTTAGGCAAAAAAAATAAAAATAAAAACTTTGAATTGACTGGCGATATGTGGAAGGACTTCGGTTTGAAAGAATTAAAAGCAAATGAATTTACGTTGGCAAGCACAACCGAAGCAAGCCAAAAAATATTAGACATTAATTCAGAGAGAGAAAAAATAAACATAATTAAATCAAATCCAGAAGAGGAAAAGCAAGCTACAAAAGAAATTGAAACGTGGTTGTTTGAAATAATTAAAAAAGCTATAGAGTAATGATAACAGCGATTGTAAATAAAATAATTAGCGATTTACAAACCTTGCCGTTTCTTGACAGAGTTGGTGGCATCGTAAAGATATTGACACAAAATAAACCAAATGACAGTGGTGGAGTGTATACTATGCGATACCCCGCAGTATTTAATTTAACGCCTCAAACTTGCTCTGATGCAAGCACCTACAAAGATATGATACCGAACTCGGATTATATGAGCTTACTATATTTTGAGCACAAAAATACAATTACAACCGAAGCGGGTGCAGATTATCAGAAAAAAGAAACAGTCATAAGGCTTGTATTTTGGGGCAATATGGCAAAAATTAACCCTGTTTATACTGATACCGATTTAATTGCGGCTACTATAATTGCTTCAATACCTAAAACATATCAACCATTTTCAGGCGTATCAGCTATTTATATTGAATTAATTAGCGAAGTAGTAAAAAACTCTGAAATATTTGCAGATTATACATACAATGAATCGGAAAAACAATATTTGATTTATCCTTATGACTATTTTGCCTTAGATTTTAGAGTCACATATCAGATTGCAAATCAGTGCTTGGCTGACTTAGTATTATCGCCTGATGTTTGCGAAACAGCAATTACAAGCTGTCAAAGGCTTTGGAATAATTTAACCGATTATGAAAAACTTAGTTGCTTATTGCCTCAATATGACTTTGCTCAAGCAGAAGTTTTAAATGCTTTAACGGCTCAGCAAATTTTAGATTTAACTTCAAATTATTGTAATTTAGATGCTTACACTTGCGAACAGCTGAAAGCAGGTTTAAGCGACATACAAAAGACTTGTATAATTCAGGAACAAGGCTGCCCGGGTATTTTTAATTCATTAACTAATTCGCAAAAGGAATGTATATTAAAAAGTTATGATTTTTCTGATGGTTCGATATTTTCTATATTGACCAACGAGCAATTAATTGATATAACTGCTCAATTAGATTGCATAGTTTTGCAAAATCTAACCTCGCAGCAGCTTATTGATTGTATCTTACCTTTATATGATTTCAGCGACACAGGAGTTATAGCAGGGCTTTCAGCACAACAAATATCAGATATAGAAGTTAATATTTGTCCCGTACCGCCTTCAATTACAGCAGATTTTCTAATTGATATAAATCCCGTTAATGCTTATTTTACAGATGTTACCTTTACTGAAAATTGCACCGGCAACCCATTAGCTCCAGACGTTTTTATTTGGTCTTGGCTCGAAGATGGAATTTACAAAAGTTATGTAGGTGCGAGTTTTACAACAAAAATCAATGCTTTAGGCTCAATATCGATAACCTTAACGGCTTCTAATTCTGTTAACGGTGCAAGCGGGCAGAAAACCTATGTAGTAACGTCAAATGCTTACTTACCTATTAATCCGGTGTTATGGCTCGATGCTATGCGAGGCATAACGTTAAACGGCTCAAATGTCAGTAATTGGACTGACGGCACTAACAATTTTACTCAAAGTACAGTAGGAAATCAGCCTTTATTAATTCCTAATTATCGTAATGGTAAAAGTGTTATATACTTTAACGGCACTACTTTCAATTTATTAGGCAATAATTTAAACTTGCATAACAGCAGTTTTACCGTTATGTTGGTTATACAAGCAAATTTAGCGTTTGCGGCAAACAATTATATGTATAAAATGGGTGCAGACACAAGATTCGTAACGATTAGT